CATTGTCTATGATTGGTTAGTTATATGTCCGAATTGTCTATGTGAGAAATCTCACAGATCTGGGGGTTGTGGACGACACGCCGTAAGCCTGTGGATAACCCCGCAAACATACGGGCGGCCAACCGATTTGTCAAATCTATTTTCTAATTGACCATTTGATGTCGCTTTTACCATCACCATCAACATCAATTTTACTTTTTCTAATCATATAAATAATTAATGCGAGAGGGCTAATCAAAAATGCAATTAACCCCCAAGCAACTAATTCACCGATAACGTTATACATTTACTTTGCGGTTTCTATGATTAGCAAGAACATCCATTGGATAATAAACAGCCATTGTTTTCTTTTTCTTTAAACTATCATATACATATGCTTTTACATTACCTTGAAACTTATCAACATTAGACCAAACTAATTGTGATAGTCCTTCTTTATCAAGACCTTCATCAGAAAAAATTCTGATGTCGTTAGCTTTTACTTCATCATAGATGTCAATACGAAATCGCATTTTGATCCATTTCTCTAGTAGGGATAAAAAGAGCAGTTTTAACTCATGCTCAGGAGTATTGTAACATTACTTACCGATTTTGACCATTGCCCAGCGAAGTCCGCCCTCAGTCATTAAACCGAGTTTAGTTAGGTTAGGACGCACAGCAATAATTTCTGTGATTGTTCCTGTTACACCTGACTTGCCAGTTGTAAAGATGTCACCTCGTGAGTAGAAGCGACCTTTTGTTACATCTAGGATTGGAGACATTTTATTTCCTTTTCTAATAGTTGGGTAAGGGTTCTTACTTACGACATTGGGCGAGGACTCCCTCTAAACTGCCCCTGTTTCGTTTATTTAATTACAGATAACGAGCAATTTGCTTCATTGTAGAAGCATTTACTGTTTCCTCATCTGTCATTTTTAAGATGTTGAGGGCATTGTTAATTTCCTCTACCATCTCACGATAAGTGTGGTCGTGGATAGTTGTGAACTCACGCTGTGGTTCAGCAGGAAAATCAGTTCCATTTGTAGTAATATCAAAATCTACATTTAGAGTTTTGTTCCAAGAACGATAATTTGTGCGGAGATTTTCAGCCTTAGTAAAATTAGCAATAGCATACTTACCAATTTCCTTACGCCACTTTTCCATATCTTTTTGGAACTTTGCTTCGTTGCTTGCTTCGCTCTCTTTATCTTTCTTGAGAGTTGCCAACTTTGTTTCCAAAGCCTTGATTACCTTTGGTGTTGCCACCTTTACTGTTATTGCTCTACTCATTTTATTTCCTATTCTTTAGTGTGGTTGATTGTTGTTGAGAGTATTATAGCAGGGAGGTCTGACAACCCCCCTGCCAATTCTTACTTTAGAACTTTACTGTTGTAAAGCGTTCTTGTCCATCTACATCAAGCAAAACTCTTGTTGTGCTTGCGTTGATTGGCTCGATTGCTACGATAGTGCCTGTTACACCTGACTTCTGTGTGGTGAATAGGTCGCCTACCTGATAGGTTTGTGTTCCGATTGTCATTTATTTCCTGCTTTCTGTTTGTTGTTGATAGAGAGTATTATAGCGGATAGGGCTGACATTTGTCTATCCCTATCCCACTATTTGAGACGGAATTAGTGTGATAAAAATCACGCCAATTCTAGAAACATTTCTGTTCCGCCTGCGTTAATGTGTGCAAGTTGTGAGATAATGTATTCGTTGGTAGAATTCTCGTCAATAGTCATGCACTCATCTATTGCTGATTTATTCATTTCAATAAATGCGTCTCCCATTGTTGCAATTTGCTTTGCAAAACGAGAGTCCTTAGAAATGCGAGACACAAAGTTAATTCCCTTGTATGTAAATGGATAAAGATTAAATTGTGTTGTTGCCATTTGTTGTCCTTTGTTCGTGTGAATAAGAGTATTATAGCGTAATGGGCTGACATTTCTTAATCCATTTACGGCGTGTCGCCAACTTTGTGAGATTTCTCACAGGATCCAGGGTTTTCCACAGGCTCCGCTTAAACCTGTGGATAAGTCCTCAAAAGAGCGGGCATGCATATTTATGCATTACTCTGCATAATTATTTTTATATTTATTTTTGCGAGTATATTTTTTCTTATTGCGAACAGGAGTTGCGGCGTTACTACGCCGCAGCTCTTGTACACGTTTTACTTTTTCCATAATTTTATTCCTCATAGTATTCGTCATCTTGACACCATGCTTCCAAGTGATGACTTTCAATAATTGCCCATGCAGGTGCATAAGTTTCACCACGCCAACTTACGCCTTCAGGTAATTCAATTTTGCGTTCTTGACTATCTTCCCAGTACGCATCAATAGCATCAATACATGGTTGCACCATTGAAAGTGGAACGGGTGGATAGTGATTAGAACGCAATTGTATTGCAATTGAACTTTCTAAATCTAAATTCATTGTAGCAAGATCAGTGGAGAGATTATTACCCATTATTATTTACCTACCTTTGTGTTGTAATTAATTGCGTCATAGAATCGGGTGACATCGAAGTTAGAATTATCTTTGCCAAACATTACTGCAAACTCTCTCGCTAAGTATCCATAGACTGCGGGGTGAGTTTTATCCTGCACACTTGCAAGAATTTCAGCGGTTGAAATATAGTCTTTACGGCTCATCATTATTTTTCTACCACCCTTCTACCTTCACGATAGAATATTTTAGTGTAACACTTGCCTGAAGGCGTGTAGAGATTTACAGTAGAATATTTATCTGCGAATCCCCAGTCAATAAATTTTGCAAACTCTTTATGAGCCTGCAATTCATCTGAGTATTGGAATGAAAAATCTGGAGATTTATTTTCATCATAGGTTACAGTAATTTTATAATTAGTCATTATCTACACCTACCCACATTGTTGCCCAAAAATCTGAACCCCAAGTAGAAATTTTTTCAGGGTTGTAAGTAGGGCGAACCTTTACTTTATAGCAGAAAGAATTATCCTCATCTAACTGAGAATAACGCTCTGCGTATTGGATAATTCCATCACGATTTTTTCTAGCGAAGGAACGGCTACGATAGTATTTGCCTTCTAAGGCTTGTGAGATTAGCATTATTTGCTACCTTCTTTCTTTGTTGTGTTAGGGGACATTGTAGCAGATAGGACTGACATCGCCTTTTCTGCATTAGCCTTGCGTGTCGCAAGGACTAGGGCTTTATACTCATCTAATTTCATTATTTAGACTCTTTCTACTAGAGGCAATTTATGCAATTGCAAGACTTAGAACGGATAAGGTAACGGAATAACTCTAAGCGAGTTTCCTTATCTAATCCATAAGAGGATTTTACTCCGCCGTTATGGAAATCATGAACGATAGTAGAGAATAGAGTTTCATTTAGTGTAGTCATTTGAGACCACCTTTCTTTAGTAGTTAATAATGGAAGTATAACAGATAGGACTGACATTTCTCTACTTACTAGCCAGTAATTCCAAATATTGAGACGCTCAGCCGTGTGAGATACGCCACATTCCAGGTGTGATAAATATCACTCCATAAGCGACACGCCCGAGCCCGTGTCTTTTGCGGGCCGAGCTGACATTTGTCAACTCGACACGCCGTTACATTCCTAAAATATATTCGGCGGGATCTTCATCAGCGGGAACACAATCACACACCATTACATCAAAGTCATTGTTATCACCAAAGAAAACAAATCCTGCACCATTACATTCCTCGCAAGAAATTGCAATTACATTTTTTAATTCATCTAAAATGTTTCCCATTATTATTTCTCCTCTATATCTGATACATATGTATCTAAGCCTTTTGTTTTATAATCAAACCAAGAAATTGCGGAATCATAGTCTTCCGCTTCTATTGTTATGAAAGTTGTAAATTCAAATACTGGCATTAGTCTGCCTCCCTAGTATTAAATAAAGCACCTTCTTGAAATAAACCAATTTCAAGGTCAAGCATTTCTTTTGGTGTTGCTTCGGATAAATCTACCCAACCAGCACCATTTTCATCTAAACGAAAAATTTCAATGTATCCCATTAGGATTACTCCCAACTTCTAGTAGTAGCAACTACTACACGATTAGAAGGTACATAATTTGGAAGGTATTCCAAATTAGTTTCGAGGATAGTTCCTCTTTTTGCTAGAAGGTCTAGCATTTCATTAGCAGAGTATTCATCTTTTACGAGAACACCTAAGCAAGTACCGAAATTTTTGCTTAGTGGATAAGCAGGGTCGGTATTGTATTCTATTTTATAACTTAGTGAAAACATTTTGTTTTCCTTTCTTTAGAAGTAACCTTTACTTCTTTATCTTTATGACTAAAGTCTAACATAGACCACTGACATTTTGACCCCTTTTTCGGGCGTGTCGGAAATCTTTTTTTGTGATTTACGCCACATCCAGGCAATAATACAAATCGGACATAAGGTACAAATCGGCCCTCAAAAGATACGGGCAGCATCGCCTTTTGTCAAGGCGACACGCCGTCTAGTCTAAAATATCTTCTAGAAGCTTTTCAATGTCTTCTAAGATCTCTTCTAGATCTTTATCGGGCCCCATTTAGGCAGGCCTCTCTAAACTTTTCAAAATCAAATCTTTCGTTATCTGCAGAGAACATGCTAGCAAATTCATCCACGAGGTCTTCAAATAAAAATTCGTCAGCTATGAGGTCCCTATACGAGGAAAGAATCTCAGCGGTGTTGACGTAGTCTTTACGTGTCATCATTAGTTAAGTCCGCCATTCTTTAGGTCCTTTATCATGAGCACTACTAGTGGGACGGTTACCCCTACTAGGGCCAATTGTACTAGGCTAGTTAGTATACGGTTAATAGTCATTAGTTACACTCCCCACAATAGCACTTGCCTAGTTCTTTATTATTGCATTCGTCTTTAGTTAGTGACGGCTCCCATTTATTCATTGTATCCATTTAATTATTCTCCAAACATTGCTAGTAGTTCATCCACTTGCTTATCGCTTAAGTGGTCTATCTGTATTGCGTTAGCAAAACCGAAGATGTCCTCTTCTGTAGGGTCTACCTCTACCTCTACCTCTTCATCTAGGTAGATGTATGCGTCAGCGATGTCTGACTGTATAGTCTCCCACTTATTAGCAGGGCGGTTATTGAAAGAGTTGTATGTGTATGACATTGAATTAATTTCCTTTTCTTTTAGTTTGTTATGTATGGAATTGTAGCCTATAGGACTGACATTATCAAGCGACACGCCGTTAGGCGTGGTGTGAATTACTTCACACCCATTACTAGCGAACGATAACGCTTAGCGATTAGAACCGCTTTAGGGTTAGGTGTACCCCAACGAGAGCCATTGTCTACGCTAGGGTATTTGTCAGCAATACGCTGAGCGATTCTAATAGGTATCATTTTAGGCTGTGGAGCATAGCCACCAGCCTCTAGTCCGAACTCTTTAGCAATGTCGGAACGGATTTCATTATAGTATTCATTTAGTGTAGACATTTTATCTACCTTTCTTTATTGACACCTTGTCAATTTCTTATAAGAGAATACTAGCATACCCCTCTGACATTTTCAAGTTGAAACACGGCGTGTCGTTTGTGATTTACATCACATCTATTATGGTCGCACTATCTATTTATCCACAGGCTGTGGAAAACTCGTATCATACATCATAAAAATATATTAACATTTTGTGAAATCTGAATTCCTAGTCAACCAGAACAAAATATGCTATTATGTAGTAATGGCATCACACAGAATAGTAAAATGCGAAACATGTGAGCGGGAACTAGAAGTAAGATCTGGTTTTGCTCATAAGACACTATACAATCATATGAAAGAGCATAAATGAAAAAGAAAATTTTAGAGTTTGGATCTAATCAAGATTACTTTGATGATATGGGCCCCATGAAGAAAGTAATTCCTGATTGGTATAAAAAAATAGAAGGTTTTACTGGGGGCAAATTAGATATAGATCCACCTACAATATCAGTAAAACATTGCATGCCATTTCTAGATGGATTAACAGCGGGATACTACATTCCTTTGGCAGTAGATCTACTTGTAAAAAATGTTGATGGTGTTCCTACATTTAAGTGGAGGGCACCAACTAAGTTAGTAGCTGGAAGAGATCATAAAGAATTTCCATCATTGCCAGTACCTGCAGGATATAATGGATCACATTTTATTTGGGAAATGCAACACTGTATAAAAGTAGAAGATGGATACAGTTTGTTAATCATGCATCCATTAAATAGATATGATCTTCCATTTATAACTCTGGGAGCTATTGTAGATGCAAACTACGCAATGAATGGTGGAAATGTACCATTCTTCCTAAAAGACGGATTTGAGGGAATTATTCCAGCAGGAACTCCAATTGCACAAGTTATTCCTATTAAGAGAGATAGATGGGAATTAGTAAAAAATCAACAGGTAGCTAAAGATGCAGAAACTGCAAATAGTCTTTCATACAAATACATTATTGGTTGGTACAAAAAGTATATATGGAATAAAAAAGAGTATAATTAAGCTATGAATCTATTACAAGCTGCAGTCATCTTTGGTCCTATGATCATATTAACTATTGTATGGTGGGACGATATTAAGTGATTAATGACAAATTCATTACTGAATTTGCTACAGCATTAAAATTAGCTAAATATGAACACAAAAGCTATTACCTATCTGATGAGAACCTTGCTGAAGCAATGCTAGAGCACACTGTAAAATTGCTAGAAGGCTATCTGAGACGTTGTGAGAATGTCTCTGAGGGTAACTGTACAATCTGGTGGAAACATGAAGAATGCTTGACCCTACAGGGTATTCTTTTTGATATTACAGGAAATGAAAAGTATATGCGGGGATCCATGCATCAAGAAAGAATTTGGATGAGAAGATAATAATTTTAGTCAACTAGAATATTTGTGTAGATAAACGAAAATCCCTTCGGAGGCGGATCCTAGGGGATTTTCTAATGTAAGGGAGAATGGTGGTTCTCAACCAAACACTACTATAAGAATAACATAAGTGTAATTTCTAGTCAACTAGATACATGGATTAGCTTCAATAAAATCTACACCATCATCTATATTATGAGTATGTTCTTTAGAACAATCTCCACAACTCTTACACATTAAAAATTTCCAATTGGACAATCAAAAGCGGGATCAGAGTAATATCTCTTTGAGTGTATATCTACCATAGTACACTTTAACTCAGTATGATCAAACTCTACACAAGATGTACAGATCTCTTGTCTAAATTCTGCTAATAGTGTTCTTTGCAGTTTAGGATCTAATGGGTTATTAGGGTTTGATGTCATCATTTTCTGAAAGTCCCGCCAATGCTGGATTTGGACCCAGGATTTGCCCTTCTGCATGCATATTGACCACATTCTGCACAAGTTCAGGGTTCTCTGTAATTCCTGTTGCAATGATGGTCATAATGTCATAGATTCGGGCTAACTGGATGTATGTAGCCATTGCTAAATTATCTTCAATATTTTCTTTATTTACTTCTTCTGACATTTCTCGCCTCTTCATAATATTTTCTCAAATGCCCCCGCACATATTTGTGTGAGGCTAAATGCTTTCTTATCTTTCTATTATAGCAAATGGATGAATTAATTGGAAGTGCTTCTACGCCGCCGAGCACTTTTTTTCGCACTAATTTAAGCCCATATAATTATTGTGAAATAAATGTTCCGTGTATATGGAATGTGGACTCCTTATTTTTTTCGCCGACTTATATTATATCGCATGGATAACCTTAGTGAGAATTGATTTAACATTTTCTGGAATTTCACGCTCATTGTTAACCCATGTCCAGGGTCCATATGCAGTTATCTTATCAGCACCCTTATAAACTTGACCAGTCTCTGAATCAATTAAGATCCATTTGGAAGGAGCTTTTGTTTTTACAGAAAGATGAACCGCTTGATTATGTTCTAATGCTTCTCCGCCATTTATTAACTTTCTCATAGCAATCCAAATTTCTTAAGGTACTTTGAAACCTTGTCATAAAGTTCAATGCCTACAAAATTTTTGTAGGAACAATCTAAACAATAAAGATAAAGTTCATCTTCTAAAGTTAAATTTGGCATCAATAGACTTTGATCTATTGGACAAGTAAGCGGGGGAACTTTTAATTCCCCCGCCAACTTCTGATACTCAACGATTAATTGTGTTTTAATTCTACTGTCTCTATTCTTTTATCATCGTTAAACACTTTGCAGGAAAATCTTTCAGAAATTCCTTATATCTTACAGTTCCGTAACTAGGCCAAGAACTCCAGTCCTCGCCCGCCTTACTCATCCTATAAACGACCTCTGCGTTTAAAATGGGGTTAAATAATTTAGAATTGGAAATGAGCCCATATTGTGCTCTTCTGTCCACTCCAAGATACCCAAGCATGTTTACTTGAAAAATCCCGTATGAGTGATCCCCTGTTCTTAAGTTTCCGTTATAAGCAAGCGGTCTTCCGTTAGACTCTGTCTTTGACACAGCCCACGCTTTTTTTAGAGCCTGACCATTAAAGCCAGCAATGCTTAAAACTTCCACTAATTCGCAATCTGTTAAATTCGTTGCCGAACCAAAATAGACTGCTTTTTGTTGCATAATCTCTGACTTGCTCAAAGACAATGCATTTGCAGGAACAAATGTATGTGTTACAAAAATAGCTGCTACCGCAAACATTACTAATATGGTAGAATTACTAAGTAACTCATACAAACGTTTCATACTTTTCTCCATTGGCAAAACCTCCTTTAGAGACAGTAAATACAATCTTACAGAATTACAACAACTCTGTCAAGCCAGTCGACCAGAAAGTTATAATGAATATTTCTTATTATACAATTAAAGCAGGATTAAATCCCGCAGTTGGTTTTGGTTATGCAGGGCAAAACATAGTTAAATCATTACAACAGCTTGGACATACAGTAAGTTATGCAAATCCAAAAGCTGATTTACAATTAAATTTTACACAACCAGATAACTTTAAGTTTCATAAAAATCAATATCAAATTGGTTATACTCCATGGGAATCAACAAAAATTGACAAAGAATGGGTTGCAAAATTTAATGCATGTGATGAAGTTTGGGCAACTTCTCAATGGACTGCAAATGTTTTTCAAGATGCAGGTATTGATAAAAAAGTAAAAGTTTACATGCATGGAATTGAAGACATTTGGAAACCAAAACAAAGAATTCAAAGAGATGTTATTAAATTTTTGCATGTTGGAGAACCTTCACCAAGAAAAGGCGGACAACAAGCTGTAGATACTTTTATTAAGTTATTTGGAAATAATCCAGATTATCATTTAACTATCAAGTGCCATCTTAATAATACTATTAGAGTATATACAAATAATAACATATTATCTTTACCTAATATATATAATAATATATCAATTATAACAGAGGAATATGAACCTTGTCAACTAGTAAATCTTTTTCACTCTCATGATATACTTTTGTATCCTAGTTGGGGAGAAGGTTTTGGTTTTATTCCGCTTCAAGGTTTAGCAACTGGAATGCCAGTAATATCAACTTATGATTGGTCACCCTACAAAGAATTTCTTGGACCATTAAAGTTAAAGTCTAAACTTTCAAGTGAAACTTTACCAAGATCACTTGGACATACATATGTTGGCGAAATGTACAAGCCAGATCAAGAACATCTTGAGTTTCTTATGTATGATGCAGTTATAAATTTTAAAATGTATTCTGATTTTTATTTTTTTCAGTCAACTAGAGTACATGATAACTTTAACTGGTTGCAGTTGACTAAGAATGCTTTTGCAGATTTGGATAAAAAATTTTCTTAGCCCTTGCCCTCTAAAAAAATTTTAGGTATACTTAGAATCTCAACAAAAAACTATTAACCGTTAAGGTGGAAGCGAGTACTCAAAAAAAATGTCTAAAACTATTGAAAACCCATATGAAAACTTCATTGCTTTATCTCGATATGCGAGATGGATCTCTGAAGAAAATCGTCGTGAAACATGGGGAGAGACAGTAGATAGATATTTTGATTTTATGTTAAACCATCTTAACGAAAATCATTCATATGTTCCAGATGCAAAACTCGTTGAAGAGTTAAAGTCTGCAGTATTTAGTAGAAGCGTTATGCCATCAATGCGTTCTGTTATGACTTCAGGTCCAGCTCTTAGCAGAGACCATGTTGCAGGATATAATTGTTCTTTTGTTCCAGTTGATTCACCAAGATCATTTGACGAAACAATGTATATTCTTATGTGCGGCACAGGAGTAGGATTTTCTGTTGAATATAAGTATGTTAATAAACTTCCTTCCGTTCCAGAAACTTTTGAAAAATCAACAACTACAATTGTTGTAGAAGATTCAAAACAAGGTTGGGCAAAAGCATACCGTGAGCTTTTAGCACTTCTTTGGTCTGGTCAAATTCCAGCAATTGATGTTTCAAAACTTCGCCCAGCTGGTGCAAGATTAAAAACTATGGGAGGAAGATCATCAGGTCCTCAACCATTAATTAATCTTTTTGATTTTACAATTGCAAAGTTTAAGTCAGCAGCAGGTCGTCAATTAAAGCCAATTGAGGCACACGATATTATGTGTAAGATTGGAGAGATTGTTGTAGTTGGAGGAGTTCGTCGTTCTGCAATGATTTCACTTTCAAATATTAATGATATTGAAATGGCAGCCGCAAAATCTGGTAATTGGTGGGAAAGCAATTCTCAACGTGCATTATCAAATAATTCTGTTGCGTATTCTCGCAAACCAGACATGGAGCAATTTATTGCAGAGTGGAAATCTTTATATGATTCTAAGTCAGGCGAAAGAGGCATCTACAATGTGGCAGCAGCCCAAAAGCAAGCAGCCAAATATGGTCTTCGTGATCCAGAAATTCATTACGGAACAAATCCTTGCTCGGAAATCATTCTCCGTCCCTATCAGTTTTGTAATCTTTCAGAAGTCGTATTACGTGAAAAAGATACAGTTGAAGATGTATCAAATAAAGTACGCCTTGCAACAATTCTTGGAACATGGCAATCAACATTAACAGACTTTAAATATCTTCGTAAAATTTGGAAAGACAATACAGAAGAAGAAAGACTTCTAGGAGTTTCACTTACTGGACAATTTGGTCATAAGTTCTTTTCTGGTAAAGAAGGTCTAGATAAACTTGAATCAGCTCTTAACGGTCTTCGTGAATATGCAAGAGATATAAATTCTAAAGAGGCTGGGAAAATTGGGATTCCTGAGTCTGCCGCAATTACTTGTGTGAAGCCTTCTGGCACTGTGTCTCAATTGGTCGGGGTATCTTCAGGAATGCATCCATGGCATTCACAATATTACACACGTACAGTACGTGGAGACAAAAAAGATCCACTTTCAACATTCCTTAAAGAAGTTGGAATTCCAGTAGAAGATGATGTTATGAAGCCAGATGACACTTATGTATTTTCATTTCCAGTAAAGGCACCAGAAGGTGCAATTCTTAGAAATGATTTAACAGCATTAGAACATCTTGACACCTGGCTAGTTTATCAACGTGCATGGTGTGAGCATAAGCCTTCAATTACAGTTTCTGTAAAAGAAGAAGAATGGATGGAAGTAGGTGCTTGGGTTTATAAGAATTTTGATGAAGTATCAGGAATCTCATTCCTTCCTTATTCTGATCATACATATAAGCAAGCTCCATATCAAGAAACAACAGAAGTTGAGTATTTAGAGTTATTGGCTAAAATGCCTTCTAATATTCGTTGGGAAGATTTGTCTTTTTATGAGACAGAAGATGGAACCAGCGGAACACAAACACTCGCCTGTACATCTGACGGGAATTGTGAGATTGTAGATATTTCTGCCTAGTGGTAGAATATTGTTAGGGACAAAGTCCCAAAAGGAGAAAATATATGAATAAGCAATTACAAGCAGCACTTGCATCATATGCACGTACTGCAATATCAGCAGGAATCGGTATGTATATGGCTGGGCACACAGATGCTAAGTCAATTGGAATGGCAGCACTGGGTGCAGTTGCAGGTCCATTACTACGTGCATTAAATCCAAAGGATGGATCATTTGGAATTGGTGCAGCTAAGTAATTAACAAATACTTTAGAACGGCCTCTATGATAAAATGAGCATAGAGGCTTTTCTATTTATATAAGGTGGTAATTGTGGCTGCAACCAAAAATTTTGATGTTGATCAAAACGCTACTTTTTCATTTTATGTAGAATATAAAGATTCTCTAGATAATCCAATTGATTTAACTGGAGCAACTGCTAAAATGCAGGTTAGAGATTTAAAGGGTGGAAAGCAATTAGTTGCTACTGTCTCAACACCACATTCAAGTGGAATTACTATTGATGGTCCAAATGGTATTGTTAATGTTGTAATTCCCGCCGCTTCTACAAATAAATTTATTTATCCAAAATCAGCTTATGACCTTGTAATTACAGATACAAATGGAAATAAAATTAGACTGCTTGAAGGATTTTTAACTCTCAATAGATCGGTAACAATTTAATGACAGAAAAAGTAGTTGTTCATGAAACTGTAAACCAGGTAGTTGTTGGTTCATCTGGACTTCAAGGTCCTAGAGGACGTACTATCCTTAATGGTCACGGGGTTCCAGCAGCAGGCCTTGGGTTAGCAGGAGATTTTTATTACGACAAAGATACAACCAGATTTTATGGTCCCAAAGATGTAGATAGCACATGGACTGGTGTTACCAGTTATTTACTATATACAGAAACAGCATTGAGATATCCATGGGAGCTTTCTCAAGTTACTGGTCCAGTAAATGGAGTATATTCTTTAAGAATAGAACACAATTTACACTTCCAGCCAAATGTTACTGTTAAATCTAGTACAGGTGACGTATTAGAGACGGGAATAGACTATAATAGTATTGATGTCTTGACATTGACAATGTCACAGGCATTTTCTGGGACAGCTTACCTGTCTTAAAAGGAGATAACACAGATGGCAAGAAAATTTTTAGTTAGTTTAGACTTAAACAAGAATGAGTTATTGAATGCAAGAGTTCAAAACCTTCCCACAGCATCTAAGCCAACAAGTCCTGTAACAGGTCAGATTTATTATGACACTACAGACAATTTCCTTTATTTCTGGAACGGCACAGTTTGGCTAAGAGCCTCTGGTGACTTTGGTGCCGCAGGACAAACAACAGCATTAAAATTTGGTAATACAAAATCTGACGGAACTTCTACATCAGTAGCAAGAGCAGATCACACACACTCAATCCCAGACATTTTGGGAACATCTTCTTATGTTGGTGTTGCAAAAGATGCCACAACTGGCAATGCAACAATTTCTCTTGTTGATTCTGGCGTAACAGCTGGATCATACGGTTCAACAACAAAGATCCCAACATTTACAGTAGATGCAAAAGGTCGTTTAACTGCAGCTGGTGAAACAAACGTAGCAACCAACCTTTCTATTGCTGGAGAAACTGGCACAGACACAGTAAATCTTCTTACAGACACACTAACTGTAACTGGTGATACAGCAATTGATACAGCGGTAACAGATAATACAATTACAATTACTGCAAAAAATGCAACAGCAACTCAAAAGGGTGTTGCTTCATTTGATTCAACAGACTTTACAGTAACATCAGCAGCAGTAACATTAAATGCTGAGCGTGTACAAGATATTGTTGGTGCCCTTGTAATTAATGGAACTGGAATTACAGCTACATATAATGATGCTGGAAATACAGAATCACTTAATATTACAAATACTGGTGTAACAGCTGGAACTTACGGATCAGCAAGCAAAACTTCAACAGTAACAGTAAATGCACAAGGACAATTAACTTCTGCAACACATCAAGATATTTCAATTCCATCAACACAAGTAAATGACTTCCAGGAAGCCGTTGAAGATGTTGTTGGAGCAATGGTTTCAGGTAATACTGAAAGTGGTATCAATGTAACTTATGATGATCCAACAGGTAAACTCAACTTTGATGTCAATGACCCAGTAATTACGCTTTCTGGAGATGTAGTTGGTTCTGCAACAATGACCAACCTTGGCAATGTAACAATTAGCACAACAGTTCAACCAAATTCCGTAGCCCTTGGCACAGATACAACTGGAGATTATGTAGCTGGTATTCAAGGTACTACAAATCAAGTTGTTGTTACAAATTCAGGCGGAGAAGGATCAACAGTCACAGTAGGTCTACCAGACAATGTTGAGCTTGTTGGAAACCTAAGAGTTGGCGGAAATCTTAATGTTGTAGGAACAGTTAACTCTGTAAATACAACTCAAATAAATATTGTTGATAATAAAATTAATCTTAATACCGACTTTACTGGAACTCCTACAACAGATGCTGGCATTCGTGTAGAGCGTGGAGCAGAAGCAGACGTAGAAATTCTTTGGAATGAAACAGCAGATACTTGGACACTTACAAACAATGGTACAAACTATTATGGTATTGCAAGAAAGTTTGCAGCAGATTTATCTGCTAGTTCAAATGTAGTTGTTTCAGGAGCAGGAACAGTATTTACAGTAACACATAATTTAAATACAAGAGATGTTCAAATTCAAGTTTACGAAGCAGCAGCAGAATGGAATAACGTTGAAGTTGATACAGAAAGAACAACTGTTAATACAACAACAATTAGATTTGGTACAGCACCAGCAGCTGGAGCATATAGAGTCGTTATAACTGGCTAAGGGAGATAGTAAGTGTCTGTAAAAAGATTAGTACCCTTAAATACAGTTGAATTAGCTAACAATCCTGCAACAGGTCGCATTGGCGATATTTATTACAATACAACATCACAAGAGTTAAGAGTATATACTGGAACCGATTGGATTTCTGTTGGTGGAAATCAAACTGGAATTCTAGAACACATTCATACTTATGATGGTGATATATTTTCTGTTGGATCCTTTAATGTTCAATCAACAAATACAATTGATGGAGGACTCGCATAATGGATATGACAATCCAAGTTCGCAGAGGAACTACATCGCAATGGGCAGCATCTACAAGAATTTTAAAACAAGGCGAAATAGCTTTAGATACAACATTAAATAAAATAAAATTTGGTGATGGAACTTCTTTATGGTCAGCTTTGCCTTTTGCAAATATTCTTCCATCAGAACTTAAAGAATTAACTCAAGATTATATTGGTGAGGCATTTGCAGCTGGTACACATAGTCATATAACAGTAACTTATGATGATGCAACAAATAAGTTTAGTTTTGCTACCGCTCCAGAAGTTGTTTTATCAACTGGTTTAAGTAACACACTTGGAGATTATTTAACTGCATCCGCATTTAATGCTCAATTAGATTCTGCTGGTGGAACACCAACATTAGATCAAGATTTTTATATTAGAGATATAGAAATTTCTCCAAGAATAGCAAGAATTGCTTCTCCTACATTTACTGGAACCGTAAGCGGCATTACAAAAACAATGGTCGGACTTGGCAATGTTGATAATACATCTGATGCAAATAAACCACTTTCAACAGCAGACATAGCAGCACTTGCCCTAAAAGCACCAATTGCTTCTCCAACATTTACTGGAACTGTTTCTACAGGAAATCTTTCTGTTTCTGGAAACTTAACAATTACAGGAACAACAACAACTCAATCAACACAAAATCTTTCTGTTACAAATCCACTTATTTATGTTGGAAGTAATAATCAAGCAAATATAATTGATGTTGGAATAGTTGGAAGTTTTAATAACGGAACATATCAACACACAGGCTTAGCAAGAGATCACTCTGCAAATAAATGGAAATTATTTAAAGGCGTAATAGATGAGCCATCAACTACAATAAATTGGAATCAATCTGTTTTAGATGATATTGCCGTTGGAAACCTTACAGGAACAACAATTTCTTCTCCTACAATTTCATCTACAACACAATTAAATGCTGTAGGTTTAACAGTTACTGGAACAGTTGTTCTTCCAGATAATGCAATTAAAAGTTCTCTTTTAGACTGGGAACATTATAATACTGAAGCAGATCTTCCATTAGCAACATTAAAACATGGAATGTTTGCACACGTTCATGGAACTGGTTCAGCTTATTATGCACATTCTGGTGGTTGGTACAAACTTGCAAAAACTTCTGATGTTGAATTAATTTCATATGGCACAGCAGCAAGTGGAGCCACATATTTAATTACATCTGCAAATACATCAAAAGTAACAGAACTTACAAACACAACAGAAATAACAGTTACAATTCCATCAGACCCAACAGATTCAATTTATCCAATTGGATCAACAGTTGAATTTAGACAAATGGGTGACGGAAGATTAAAATTTGTTCCTACTTCACCAGCAACACTTGTATCAACTGACTCCTACATAAGAACAAGAACAAAATATTCTTCTGCCGTACTTGAAAAACGAGCATCAAATTCTTGGATTTTAGTAGGGGACATTGATGCATAATGTTTAAAAGAAATAGATCTAGCGTAATAACATCTCGTTTAAAAGCATTTCAAACTTTTGCAGATTCTTTTAGCCTTACTTCGGGTTTAAAAAATGGTTGGAAAACTTATCGTGGAACCTGGTCATCAACAGGAACTTTAGCAAATTCTTCAGATACCGCACAAACTTATACTTTAGCTGGAACCAAAATGGCTTCAACAAATGTAATTGCTTCAGCAAATGTTACTGGCGGGACAGGAGTAGCATTTTGGATAACAGATGCTCAATCTTGGTATGCTACAGTAGCATATAATAATACAACAACCTCTTATCCTTGTAATGCTTCATATGTAACCTCTGGATCAAATCCAGCTTCAGGAAGCTGTTGTTCATCCACCTCTCTTGTTTCTGCAACTCAACCAGCATATAGCTATTCTGTAGCTGCTAATTATCAAAATGCATATTCTTATACATATGGTGCATCATATCAACAGGCATATTCTTATAGTTATTCTGCACAATATAATGCTGCATATTCATATACTTATTCAGCACAATATAATGCTGCATATTCATATACATATTCTGCTGTTTATCATCCTTCAACATCGTACTCATATAATTATGCTGCAACCTTAGTTACTTCAGGCGGTGGAACAACTTCAATTGGTTGCTATTCAGCTTTTTCTGGATGTCCTACAACATATAATGGATATGCCGTTACAGAAACAAGTGCTCCAGGATTTTGTGGTTGTCCTACTGGATCAAATAAACATTGTTGTACATATAATGCCCCAGGAACAGCCTCTTATACTTGTCCATCTGGTGGAAGTTTGTCTGGGGGTATTTGTTATGGAGCAACTGGACAAACTGGTTCATATTATGCATGTGATTATGGAGGAACATTATTTGCAGGAACATTATGTCAAGTAAATGTTGGTGCATCATATTCATGTCCATCTGGTGGAAGTTTGTCTGGAGCAACCTGTACAGTAAGCGTAGGAGCATCATACTCTTGTCCATCTGGAGGTTCTGTATCTGGAACTAGCTGTATAGTAAATGTAGGAGCATATTATTATTGTTCTGGATCAGACTCAATATCTGGAACTACATGTACACGTCAAGTTCCTGGATATTATTATTGTAATTCTGGAACATTAAATGGTTCAAATTGCACTATTCAAGTTGCAGCAGTGCCAGCAGTTTATGGATGTTATACGGCAACAACTCCAACACCAGTAAATAATTATTATCTTAGAGTAATTCAATCTTCAGGAGGTGCAATTAGTACAGTGGGATCAGATGTTGCACTATCAACAGCCCCATTTGCTATTCGAATTGCTTCTTCTGAAAATTCTGTAGTTTCAACAGCATATTCAGACTCTGCATTATTAACACAATTAGGAACAAGAACAGATAATTTTACTTCTCCAAATAAAACTGGTATAACTGGAATTATTAAATCTCCAGCAGACTATATTCAGGGCTCGACAGTATCGAACTTTTCTGCTACAATATAAAAAAAGAAAGAGTGTAAAATGACAGACCCATTTGACCGCCCAGCTAGACCATGGGATTTATTTAATAGAAATCTTGGAAGAGTTTCAACTCAAGTTGCAGATAAGAGGTTTGAAATCTGCAAAGCTTGCCCAGAATTATTACCGACTGGCAATTGCAAAAAGTGTGGTTGCTTTATGTCTGCTAAGGTAAAGTTGCCTAATGCAGAATGCCCATTACATAAATGGGAACAAGAAAGAGTATCTTACAAGGAGGAAATGAATGACTGAAGATTCAGACTATATTGGCCCAGGAAGAGACGCTCCAGCACTTGAGCCATCAAGAATAACACCCCCAAACAAAATTGCTTTTGTTATTGATGCAACAGTTGTTGATGTTTTACATACAGATGATAGACTTGCAGCAATATTTTTAAGTGAGCCTAAAGTAATTGATGTAACAGAACATTATGAAAATAACCCTAATTTAAATATGAGTGGTTGGCTTTATGATGGTCAAAACTTTTTAGACATAACAAATAGAGAAGAAAGTGTCCCTTTATTACAGGATAATCAATAAATGGGTTATATACCTCAAAATGGTATAATTTATAGATGAGCTCAACTACCACAGATTATCCAGTTTCTATAGATACTTTTGTAAATCCTTTATCTACTGATTCAGTAAAAGCCGTATCTCATGCTGCTCAACATTCAAAGGTAAACGATGCTTTACATGCCATAGAGCTTAAGCTTGGTGTAAGCGGCTCAACAGATGCTACTTCTATAGAAAATAGACTTACAACATTAAAGTCTTTTGTTGACAATATAAATACTTCTCAAATTATTGAAAACTCTGGTTATCTTTTCTTTACTAAAGAAAGGGCACAAGATGCAATTGCTGAATCATTTAATAATACAGATCACCAAAATATAAGTGTAGTATATGATGATGCAGCAAATAAATTTATTTTTTCTACTGGCCCAAGGGTAGTTCTTTCAGATGGCTTGTCAAATACTCTTGGTGGATATTTAACAGTCTCTAATTTTGAGGCACAAAAAGATCAACCTGGTGGAGTTCCAACTTTAGATCAAAATGGTTTTATTAGAGATTCTGAAATTCCAGATTCAATAACAAGAGATACAGAATTAAGCACAGCAAGCAATGCTGCTAGATTAGCCGCAATTACAGCTGCTTCTGCAGATGCAACAACAAAGGCAAACAATGCTATTTCAACTGCAGTTTCAGCCGCAGCAGCAGATGCAACAACAAAAGCAAATGCAGCACAACAAAATGCTATAGCTGCAGCATCACAAGAATCAGAAACTAGAAATGCCGCAACATTAGCAGCAGCTGGAACATATACTGATAATAAAGTTGCTGGAATTGTTAATTCAGCACCAGCAGCATTAGATACTCTTAAAGAGTTAGCAGATGCTTTAGGTTCAAATCCTAATTTTGCCACTACAGTAACAAATAATTTAGCAGGCAAATCTAACGTAGGTCATGGCCATGTATCTACAGATATAACAGATTTTATTGAAGCAGCTCAAGATGCTTCGGCAGTTCTTTTTAATCATGCAAATCATAATAATGTTACTGCCACATATGACGATCAAAATAATAAGATTATTTTAACTGTAAGTCCACAACTTACACAAGAACAGGTTCAAGATTATATTGTTCCACTTTTCCAAAGTGCTAACAACAAAAATATGAACATCATGTATGATGATGAATCAAATCAACTTATTTTAGAAGCTATTACAGAGCCATCTAAGGCTGTTATGTCAGATACCCCACCATCAAGTCCAGCACACGGTGCTTTTTGGTTAGATACAGATGAGTTTAGAAGCGGTGTTAGAGCACTTAAGATTTATAATAAGTACCCAGCTGCTTATAAGGGAGACTATAATAACGGCGGGTATTATGCATTAAACGATGTTATTTCTATTCCAGTTGGTAGTCCATATGGAACTGCTGGAGAATTTTATATAAGAAGTGGCAATCCAGGAAATCCTGGATACCCACCAGGAACTTTATCAAGTTGGACTCTTTATTCATTTACTCCAAATTGGGAATATGCATCAACCGCATTAAGCTTAACTACAGAAAATGTTTGGACAACTAAAAATACTTTTAATCAAGGTATTATTATGGGCATGGATGTTGCTCCAAGCAATCCAGTTGAAGGACAAATTTATTACAATCTTGCAGCAGAAAAGCTTAGAGTATTTGATGGTTTAGTTTGGAAAGATGTTTCAGGGGGAGCTGGCGGAGGTGGACTTCCAAGTATTTCTACAGATGGAACAGCAACTCCAGCAACTCTTTTCTTTGGAATGATTGCTCCACCAAATGCAGCGGCACTTGAAGGAGACATTTGGTTTGATATTGATGACAATGGAATTCCATTTAATCAATTCTTTACTGGAACAACAGCACCAGATCCAACTCAATATGAATTTTGGGTTGATCCGAGTATTGCTCCTGGAGAATTAATATTTAGTGATACAGTCGCTCCTACTCCACAATATGTCGGAGACCTTTGGATTAAGACAGATGACCAAGAAGGTGAACTTGTAAGAATAGATTCAGTTAGTCCAGATCCAGCATTAGTTCAATTATGGGTTGACACACAAGATTTAGATACTCCTTCATATTATTCTAATTTATATTTTCCAACATATGCTTCAATAACTAATTTTCCATCAGCTTCCACAAAGCCAGGAATGTTGGCGGTTGATGGATCTAGCGGAATAGTTTATGTTTCAATAGGAAATTCTTGGATTCCTCAGCCACAAAAAACTGATTTAGATTTAACTACAACAGTTTCTAGAGGAAACGAAGCATTAATTTGGATGGGCTTTTTATAAAAACTTTGGTATACTTTGTAAAGGAGTAATATACTATGTCACTTAAAAGATGGGATGGCTCTTCATGGGTCGTCGTAGCAGGATCTAGACCAGGACCACAGGGTCCAACTGGTGCAACTGGTCCAGCTGGTACAAATGCAACTATTTCTATTGGTTCGACTAATACTACTTCTTCTGGTACAAATGCAACTGTAACGAATTCTGGAACAGCAACTGCAGCAGTACTTAATTTTAATATTCCTAGAGGTGCAACAGGTACACAAGGAACACAAGGAATTCAAGGAATCGCTGGAACTAGAGGAAGTTATATCTATGCTGGTATAAATGCTCCAACAGATTCAAGTCCAGCAAAATCTGGTTTACTAGGTAATGATCAATATCTTGCAACATTAACTGGAAACTGGTATATCTATGATGCATCTGGTTCAGGTGCATGGTCTTTGCAAGGAAACGTAAAGGGGCCAACTGGTTCACAAGGTCCAAAAGGTGACACTGGAGCAACAGGTCCTTCAGGAAGTGCTTTAGCAAACTCAACATATGCACAAATGCAACTTTATGCAATTGATGCACAGTTTAATTTGGGTATTTATTATCCAAAGTACACAAGTACATTAACACAAACACAGCTAAACAGTAGATTTGCTGCAAGCAGTTACTTATTTTAGGAGAATAAAAGATGGCAAGAACACAGATAGAAGACACATACTATACATTTACTCCAAGTACAAATACTATTGTAGTTCCTAGAGTAATTAAGCCTGAGCGTTTGATGCTTATCACCAACGTTACTCAAGGCATTGTAATTTATAACTTCTCTGATTCAAATTTGGGTGCAGTATCTTTTACACAAAATAATACTCTTCCAAACGACCCTTGGACAACAATTGTTCTTAAGTACAACTGTTCAACAATGCTTGCAACAGACAAACTTGCTATTATTTATGATGAGTTATCTCAGCAAACAACCTTTGAAGCACCACTCCTAGATGCTGTTCAAAAGCTTCGTGTAGCACCACCACAATCATTAATGGATACAGACTTTGAATATGGTGTACAGCCATCCAAGTGGGAAGCTTTAGTTACATGCGACAATTACCCTACATTTTTTTCAAGAACAACAGGCGGAAATTCATATGACCTTATTTCAATTGCTGGAGATGGAGCTTCTCCACGATCAGTAATTACAGTTGTAACAGCTTCAGCACATGGACTTAGTACAGGAGATGTTGTTTCAGTTCAAGAAACAACAGGAAACGTTACAGATGGAACTTTCCCAATTTTGGTAGTAGACTCAACAACATTTACATACACAGCTCGTGGAGTTGCTTCTGGTACTGTAAAAGACGGAAATATGACTGGCGTTTACGGAGGTGGAATTTATGACAATGCACATATTACTGGTGGATTAAATGGACTCTACAACTCTTGGACAGCAATTTCTGATCAAGCTACTCCTTCAGTAATTACAGTTCAGACACCAAGACCTCACGGACTTCTTCCAGGTACTCCTATTCTTATTGGTGATCTTACATCTCCAATCGGTGGAAATCAATTTATTACAAACGTTTCTCAACCAAATCAATTTAAGTTTACAGTAGCATCTGGTCTTCAGGTAACAAACCCAATTAATACTTCAAATGTTGGTTTGTTTACTCGCCCAGAAGGTTACATAGATCATCGCCCATTTGACGGCGGAGTTATTTTAACAACAGCAAATAACGTTTGCGGAGTTCAAACAGTTCGTCAAACACGTCGTTATTTCCGTTATCAATCAGGTAAGTCAATTCAGTTTTCAACTGGTGCAAAACTTACCCCAACATATGATATTGATTCAATTTATGCAGATTTAAATGCAGTTGGAGTTGTAAATGTTTATGTTACAACAAGACAAGATCATGGACTTCAACCAGGAGCTGGAATTAGAGTTGAAAATGCAACCGTAACTGGTTCATATAATCCATGGAATAATAACTTTGTAGTTTCAGAAACAACTGGAACAAATTCATTTAAATATCAAATGACTTTAACTTCAGTTCTTCCTTCAACAGACCAATTCCCAGGCGGAACCGACCTTAAGATTACAGTTACAAAATGGAAGGGTGCAGCAACTCGTTGCGGACTTTTTGATGATCAAAACGGATTTTTCTTTGAATACGATGGTGGACAATTCCACTGTGTACGCAGATACACAAAGAAAGAACTTTTTGGAAGACTTAACGTAACACAGTATTCAAATTATGTTCAGGGAATAAATACAAGATTTAGAAAGCAACTTGTTGTTGGAGATCAAATTACAATTAGAGGTGCTCATTATAAAATTATTCAAATTAATAGCGATACAGATATGTATATTGCTCCAGCATACAAGGCTCAGTCTGTTTCTTCAGCAAGATATTTGAAAACAGAACAGGTTAAAGTTCCACAATCTCAATGGAATATTGATAAGATGGATGGAACAGGACCTTCAGGTTATGTAATTGATCCAGGTCGTATGCAGATGGTTTATATTGACTATACTTGGTATGGTGCAGGATTTATTCGTTTTGGATTTAGAGCAGTAGATGGAAATATTTACTATTGCCACAAGATGCCTAATAACAATGCTAATACAGAAGCATACATGCGTTCTGGTAACCTTCCTGCTCGTTATGAAGCAGTTAATGAGCCAACAAAGTTTGCTCGTTTGGTATCAGGCGGAACAGCAATTAGTGGTGCAAATCTTAATGCAACAGAAATTGCAATGTATGTTGATAACGTAGATTTCTGGCCAACAGATGGATATTTGATGATTAAAGATGATCAAAACTGTGAAATCGTTTCGTATTCATCAATTGGTGCATATAATGCAACAGCAGGCGGATACCTTGTAAATATTGCACGTCGTCAACCAATGTCAATTAATTATTCAGGTTCAATGGTTAACTTAACTGGAACATCTACATCAGTAGTATTTTCTCCAGATGCAACAATTTCTGGAGGAGCTGGAACAGTACAGGTTTCAGTACAACCAATTTCACAACAATGTGCACCAGTTATTTCACACTGGGGATCCTCGGTTATCATGGACGGAAGATTTGATGATGATAAGTCATACATCTTCACTGCTGGTATGCAGAGATTCTTACAGATTTCAGGATCTGGTACATTTACTGCAAAGATTGCATCTCGTTCAGCAACAGGTGGTGTAGCAACTCTTACAACATCTACAGTACATACAATTCAGCCAGGATATAACGTTTCTATATCTGGTGTTAATACAACTGCTACAGTAACTGCAGCATCAATTACATCAAGCGTAGCAACAATTACAACTTCTGGTGCTCACAATATTTTAGCTGGACAAACAATTTCTGTAACTGGTGTAATTGCTTCAACAAATACAACATTTAACGGTACATATCTAGTTGCATCAGTTCCAACATCAAATACACTTACATATACAAGAGCATGGCCTTCAAATGTTAGCTATACTTCACTAAATGGAACAGTTACAGAGTCTGCAACATTTAATGGAACATTTTCTGTAACAGCTGTTACATCAAATACAATTACATATAATATCTCAAATGCAAATACATTTGGAACATTGATTGTATCTGGTACAGCCACACAGTCATTCGGTACATCTTCACAAGCAAGACCACTAGTATCAATTAGAATTGCTCCTTCTGTAGATAATGGTTTGGGAAGAAACTATGGAATTCGTGAACTTATTAACCACATGCAGTTAAACTTAAGCTCAATTGGTATTCTTTCATCTGGACAGTTCCTTATTCAAGGATTTTTGAATCCAGCAGCACTTTCTGGAGTTTCAATACCAAATGATTGGGAAACAACAAGAGTTGCAGGTGGATCACTTGCACAGGTAATTTATCATGATAGTTCTGGAGTTCCAGGTTCAACAATTACCAACCCAACAAATACAATTACGGGAGGTGACCAGGTGTTTGCGTTCTATACTGAAAACTCTGGTGGTGATAACCTTTCTGTTACAAACTTTGATCTTTCAAAGGTAAGAGATCTTGGAACATCTATTCTTTCTGGAAATGGTAATACATCTGCTCCAGGATTCCCAAATGGTCCAGACATTCTTACAATCGTAGCAACTAACCTTGGTGCTACAACTGGTAACATTACTTGCCGTCTATCTTGGACAGAAGCACAAGCTTAATAGGAGGAATAAATGCCTGATTTTAGTACATTATCAAGCCAGGTAACAACTTTTAAAACAAAAGTTGATGCATTGACTGCATCTGGCACATTAAGTGCTAACGACTTATTGCTATTAGCAGAAGCTCTTCAGGTTATTGGAACATCCCTAGGGGTTCAAGACGTTATTGCTGCTACAGCAGATCAAATTACTAAAATTCAAGCTGCGGGAACATCAACAATTGCAACTGTTAATGGTACAGCAAATGGTACAGCGGTATCTAATTTGCAATCATCATATAACACATTGCAAGCATCATATACAAACCTTTCTCCTCGTGTAACATCACTTGAAGCAACAAGCACATCACAAGCTTCATCAATTGCCACCGCATCAGCATTGGCATCACTTGGCGGATGGAATGCATGGAAGATTGTTACTTCAAATACAACTTTAGCAGATAAAGATAGAGTATTTGTAGTACCAGCAGCAAGCATGATAATTACATTACCAATTACTCCATCAATTGGACAGGCAGTAAGAATTGTAGATGCAGCAGGAACAGCAGGAACAACAAACTTTACAATTGCAAGAAATGGTTCTACAATTATGGGTACAGCTCAAGACATGACTGTAAATACAAACTCTGCTAGACTACATCTTGTGTATGCTGATTCAGCGAAAGGTTGGAGATTAGTATAATGGCACTTTATAGCGATGTTGTTAATTCAACAATGAACTTTACAAATATTACTACAACTGGTGCTACTCTTACCACATATTCAACTGGAAGAAGAGATTTAGGTACAGTTTCTGGAACAGTTAATTTAGATCTTTCAGTCTCAAATGATTTTACAGCAACAGTAAACGCAAACACAACATTTAATATTACAAATACTCCATCAACTGGAGTTGTTGGATTTTCTCTACAACTTAACGGTGGAGGAGCTTATACAATTACATTTACAAATGCAAAGTATCCAGGAGCAACAGCTCCAGCTTTAACTTCAGGTGGAATTGATGTTATTACATTTATTACTTATGATAATGGAACATCTTGGAGAGGCACAGTAGCAATGAAGGACTCAAAATAATGTATGCACAAGTTATAGACGAAAAAATTATTCAAGTTGTAGACGAGCAATCTTTAAGAGAGCTTTATCCTTCAACACATTTTCCCTCACCAATCCTTCAGGCACATTTAGAAGATTTTGATAACTGGTATGTAACTCAAGACGATATTACTATTCCAGAATACAATAACTCAACAAAAAAAATTGTATGGACATATGAATGGAATGCAGGAGCAGTTAAGGGATATTACAAAGTATTAAATTTAACTGCTGCAGAAAAAACAGCAGAAAAAGAAGCTAAATTAAGCACAGTAAAATATCACAGAGATAACACACTTGCTTCAACAGATTATTTAATGATGCCAGATGTATTTGCAAAGTTTTCAGAATCAGATCAAGCAAAGATTACAGAATATCGTCAAGCATTAAGAGATATTACAACTCAAGAAGATCCATTTAATATTACATGGCCTTCATTAGGAATTGGATCTATTACTTTAAAGTATAATGTGGAGGGATAATGCCTTTTCCACCAGCCAGATATCTGTCATCACCAACAGCTAAATCTTTTCTTTTAAGACAAATTATTACAACTGGTTATGTTATTTGTGGATATAACTCTGGCAGCCCTTGGCAAAATGTTAATCAAGTAACTCATTCAACCGATACAACAATTGATATGGGTAACGTTATGGTAAACTCTACTGGTTATCCAGGTGGACTTTCTGACGACACTTTTGCGTATGCAGTAAAGTTAAACGGCGGTGTTGGAGGTTCTGGTACTGGCGTAGGGCAATATAATATGCGTACTAACACCTGTGTTTCATTTACTGCTACACCAGTTACTGTAGGAAATACAGGAACATTTATGCATAAAGAACAAACCTATGCTTGGGCAACCCCATTTGGAGGTACAACAAGTACATTGCTTAAATTTAATTTTGCAACAAAAACATGGTCTACAGCAACAGCAAGTTATGGAAGAACAGACGGTGCTGGAACTGGCGGTAGCACAATTTATGGAGAATTTATTGGATGGAATTGGGGAGATGGAAACTCATCTTCTTATAGTATGAAACTAGTATTTGCAACAGAAACACAATCTAGTGGTGCATTTTTTGGAAACTATGGACAGCAAAAAGGAATTTCTTCAAAAGTAAATTTTGGTTATGCTGGAAATGAAGGCGACTACGCAGGCGGCAACTCATTTAGAAAATGGAATTTTACTACCGAATCAATTGTTTCTTATCCAGGAAAACCTATTGGTAACTCTGGTGAAGAAAATTTTGATATGGGTCAAGATCACCAATACATGTTAGGAATGTACAACGGCACTCAAAACAATCGTTCTTGGAGATTTAATTATGCAACAGATTCTGGATTTGAAGGATCCTCAACAATGCAGTCTAAAGGTGTAAGTGGAAGAAGCTCTGCATATTCTGCACAGCGTTCTTAATAGATAGGAAATAAAATGCGTTATATTAACGATTTAACATCGGATGTTCAGGCTTACTCAAAAGAACAAAAAGACATACTTTTGTATGCAGTCAATAGGCAATGGGGAAGTCCAGTGTTTAAAATTGATAATTTTGTTGGTAATGCACAATATACACCATTTGGAAAACTAAGACAATTTTTATTAGAACTAGGATCAAGAGAAAATGCAATTATTGATCATGAGTTTAGTCTTGAAAAAACTAAATTAGAAATAGAATTAGAGTTAGAGATGAAAGATCAAACAAAGTCTCCAGTTCAAAAAAAGATTCATGACCTTAAAGTAAAAGAATTACAAAGAAAACTTTCTGGTCAAAGGGTGACGGTATCTCTTGCTTATGAAGAAAGAGACAAGTATATGCTTTTAATTACAAAGTTTAATGAGTCTCCAGAAGGAAGACTTCCAGATGGAAGATTAATAATGGATATTATTGGAGACACAGAAGAAGAAGAAAGATTAGAGGCGGAATTGTGGGCAACAAGATTAGGTGCTCAAGCTGGATATGATTTAATGTTTTATGGAAAAGTAAATAATGGAAATATGGAAGCAATAGATCAATTGCCAGAAAATGTTAGAATATTGGCAATAGAAAATGCAGTATCAAAAGCTATTTCAAATTCAACAACAATTCAAGCAATTGAAGGAAAAGTAATAGAGCAATTAAAATTAAATGCACCTCAAGAAGATAATTGGGTAGAGATAGAGTGATATATTTTTTGCATGATGTTGACGATAAACGTCCATACATTAATGAAGTAGGAGACTGGAATGGAATTCTGGTTGGATCAATAGATGAGTCTTTAATGCTATACATAAAGCTTCCAGAATGCTTAATCATTCCTAAAGAAGTTGGTATGGCATATAAATTTGCAAATAAATATAAAGGAACAATTAATGTAAGAGAAGGACTGCCTCAATACGAGCAATTAGATAATTCACTACTTGTCCCATACAAAGACAAGTTTAAATACACCTTAACTGATGAAGATAAAGTAAACGCCTGCCTATTTCATAAAGCTGCAATGCATTTTCTTTTAAATAAACATTATTATAATAAAATATCTATATCTTTATCTACTCCAAAAATTTTTAGAAATGAATTATGGCAATCAGAACATGTTCTTATTGAAAAGAAAAAAATGATTATGAGCGAGATAGATGCTTGCCAAGATTGGCATGAAACTGGTATACTTTTACATAAACGTTTTGGAGTTTATTATTCTCCAGATATGGAAACACAACCAGTAGATTTGTAGGAAAAATGTTTAGCGTACCGTTAAATCCAAAGCTCAATGAAAATCAATTAAATGAGTTTATTTCTTTTTTAAAAGAATATAAACCTTTTATATATGATTTTTACTTTACATGCAGAGTTTCCCCTTTTGATCAAGATGCTATGGGCGATGTTTTTATTGGTGGGCAAGAAGATTATGATTATTTAATATCACTTGCTTTATTTATTCAAAATGAAACTGGAATAACAGCTTCAGCTGTATTTAACAATATTGAAGTTAGACCAGATCAACAAAATTTAGATTTATTTATTAAAAACTTTAAAAAAATATATGATGCTGGAATTAGGTCAGCTACAATTCCCCATACTCATTGGATGGCTACTGGACAAATTAAAAAGGCTTTCCCAGAGTTGTTTGTAAAAAATACTATTCTTCGAAATGTGTCAGAACCAAGAGATATAGAAAAACTGGCACAGGCTGGTTTTGATTACATTAATCTGGATAGAGATCTTATGAGAGATCATGACAAGCTTAAAAGGTTTAAAAAAGCTAAGACTCAATTTGGAGTTAAGTTATCGCTTTTGGCAAATGAATCATGTGCAGGCGGGTGCATTATGATGGATGAACATTATCAATTTAATAATACCCGCACAGATGGGCCTCAATATTTTAATGACCCAATAAGCAGAGTTTCTTGCCCTAAATGGAACCATGAAGATTTTTCAATTGCTTTAAAGACTGCTAATTTTCCACCGTGGCGTGAAGATTGGCAAGAATTTTTAGATGACCTAGGTATTGATGTAATTAAAATGCATGGGCGAGAATCTCATATTAGACTTAAAGAAACTATGGATATTATTAAAAGATATGCTAATAATGAAGAGATACTTTTCGACAGCTTTAATGATTTTATTGAAGAAACTAATATGGTTGATAAGCCAATTACGGTCTGGCGTAATAAAATCAAAAACTGCAAATTTGATTGTTGGGATTGTGGATATTGCGACAAAATAATGGCAGTTAAATATGGAGATCATATTCATCCAAAGGTAAAACTTGTTGCAAAAGAACTAGTTGATTCTGTAAATGCTCCAATTAAAATTGATATACCAGGACTTACATCAACAAGAGTTCAATCTTTAATTAATGGTTTGGCCAAAGGTTCTTCTAAATATTTAGAAATTGGTTCTTATCAGGGTGCTACAGCTGCCAGTGCATTGATGGGTAACAATCTATCTGCTTATTTTGTTGACATGTGGCAGGAAGCCCCACAAGCCGTTAGAGAGGGGTGGGAGACACCAGTCACCAACACACTTGATGAATTTAAAAATAATATTAAGCCTTACATAGGAAGTAATAAAATATTTATATCTAACTCTGATATGTTTAAGGTTAATGTTTTTAAGATTTCAGATATTGATCTTTTCTTTTATGATGGACCTCATGATTTTGAGTCCACAAAAAATGCAGTCAAATATTATTCACCTTCATTTGCTAATCAATCTATTTTAATATTTGATGATGCAAATTGGACGGAAGTGGTACAGGGTGCTCACAAAGGTATAATTGAATCTGGATTAAAAATATTGTATAGTAAGAAGATATTAAATAGCTTAGAATCCGACACCGATTGGTGGAATGGACTATATATAGTAGTAACGGAAAAGTAATATGCCAAGTTTATTTATTTTATTTCAAGAATGGTATTACATTCTTATGTTGGGTACCGTTTTAGTTCTTTCTTATAACGCCAAAAAATATGATGTATTTCAGCCGCTTTATTTAACTATATCTAAAATCTTTAAATCTAAAAGGGCAGTAATTGCAATCACATCAGCTATTTCTGGAGTACTTCCAATTAATGGTCGTGTAGTAATTTCAGCGGGAGTTTTAAATACTGTAGCTCCAGAAGATAAAGAAAAACGTAAGAAGTACGCCGTTATTGATTACTTGGCTACACATCATTTTTATTTTTGGTCGCCACTAGAACAAACAGTAATTATTCCAATGGCTGCCCTACATATTAGCTACTGGACATTCTTAGGACGCACCTGGGCTATTTTGGCTACAGCAATCACATGTGCTCTTTGGTATATTTTTGGTGTTTTAAAAGAAGAAGATGTTGAAATTAACTTTAGAAAAGAACGTCAGAGACAGGATATGGATCCAGCTAAAGCATTAAAAGAGGGTGTAAAAACAATGCTAGTTGTTACTGGATTATTAGTTGCTGGTAATTTTGTTGGATATCATCATGAGGCATTTCAACATATTTTTGACAATGCACAAAAAACAAGTCTTTTGGTAGTAGTGCTTTTGGCCTCATTTGTAATCAGCTGGCTACTTGGAAGTAGCGAAAAATTTTCAGGCCTTATTGGAATTTCTTCAGCAGCATTTGGACTTCAGTACCTCCCACTTCTTTTTGCAGTAAATTGGGCTGGGTACTTTTTGTCCCCAATGCACAAATGCATGCTTTTGGGAAGACAAATTTTTGGGGCTTCATTTAAGGACTACTACAAGGTTTTGGTGGGAGTCGTATCAATGGTTATTTTGGTGGGTATAGTTCATACATATACCACAGGGCTTTAGTAGGCTTCTTAAGACTTACTAAGGTATAATAAGAAGTATTGTAGGCTGGCGGAAACCTAAACAATAATCGAATTATGCTATAATTTAGTACAGGAGAAATATATGCCAAGTTATGACAGTTTATCTAGTCAGATCACTACTTTTAAATCAAAAGTAGATGCTCTAAGCAGCAGTACCCTTACTGCTCAAGACCTTGTGTTTCTTGCAAAAGCAATTGAAGCAATGGGAAATCTTTTAGGGGTAAATGATATTGTCGCTGCTACTTCATCTAGCATCAATTCAATTCAGTCTTCTGGAACAGGACAAATCACTAGCGTTCAAACAGCTGGAGCTACACAAATTGCTGCAGTAAATACAGCTGGAACACAAAACATTGCTAACTTAGCAGCACAGATTAGCAACTATACTTTATACACAAATATGGGAGTAATTTAATATGGCAACAGTAAGCTTACCAGCACGTTTTGCTGCAGGAACAGCAACAACCTCAGAAACAACAATTTTAACAGTTCCTGGCGGAGAATCAGATGTAATTACTTCTGTTTGCTTCGATAACATTACAGATGCAGCTAATCAAGTAACACTAAAGATGGCTGGAATCAACTTCGCAAAGAATTTAGATCTTGCACCAAGATCTTTAACAGTTTTAGACTTTAAGCAAGTACTTAATACAGCAGAGACAATTACAATACAAGCATCAGTTAACTCTGGTGTTACATACTTTATCTCTGGCGTAAAGATTACAAATTCATAATTAGAAATTAGAGGAGTTTAACCAATGGCTGTAGCAAATTCAACTACACAAATCTTAGTACCTGGGCTTGATAAAAGCGTACAAGATAACCTTAATACATCTTTAAATACAAACGCTACATTGTTGTCTGTTCTTGCAGCTGCAGGAAACGTTCCGCTTAAAGTTGTAAAGCCAGTAACAGTCAAGTTAGATTCAACTCAATATTGGACACGTCCATCAAACACAATAGGGTCAGTTGAGGTTATTCTAGTAGGTGGCGGTGGTGGAGGCGGACAAAGCCATTCATCACACTATGATTCAGGTGGCGGTGGTGGAGGCCAAGTTGTAAGAAGAAATATTGATATATCTTCAGTTGCACCACTTTCAACAATTCTTGTAACAATTGGTGCAGGCGGTGCAGCAGTCGGTGGTAATGGATCTTCAAATGGGGGAAATGGTTCAGCTTCAACATTTGGTTCATTTTTAACAGCTGGTGGCGGTGGCGGAGGTGCTGGTTATGGAAACCATGCACCACAATCAGTTGGTTCTACTGGTGGCGGTGGAGGAAGATCTTCTCATTCAGCTGGCGGTGGTGGCGGTGGAGCATCAGAAGCAGGATTGCAAGCAGAATGTCAATATCAAAATAGTGGTTGGTATATTAGATCAGGACATTCAACTCACACCCCTACAGGTGATGAAGGTGCATCATCTGGAGGTCAAGGACAACGTGGCGAAGCATCTTCAAGCCAAACATGTTCTGGTGGAAGAGGTGGTAATGGTCTCTATGGATTTGGCGGAGGCGGCGGAGGATCAGGACATCACGCTGGTGGTCCTGGATCAAATGGTGGTGGAACTGGCGGATCAGGCAACGGAAATCCTTATGGAGCAAATGGTGCTCAAGGAGTTGATGGATCAGGTGGCGGTGGCGGAGGCTGCGATAATGGTGCAACATCAGGACGTGGTGGAAATGGCACTTGCGTCATTACATATTGGTTGAAGGAGAATGCATAATGTCATTTAGCAGAGTAGCAGCAATTAAAAATAAAAAAGTTGAAAATGTAATTATTCTTAGTTTAGAAAATTATGATGAAACTTTAGAGATGTTAAAGAAAGATATGCCAGACGTAGAACTTGTCAATGCTGATGATTTTGAACATGAAACATTTAGCAATGTTAGTGCTGGCTGGGATTATATTGATGGCAAGTTTATTGCACCAGTATCAGATATAAAGCCTACAGATGAAGAAATTGCAGCAGCTATTGCAATGCTTCAAAAAGATAAAGAAGAGGGCAATTTTGTAGGACAAAACCCTCCAGAAATTCCAGGAGGAACAAACTAATGCCAATTACATCTATTCCGCAAACAGTAAGCCCAGCACTTTGGACCTATACTTATTTGCAAGCACCAATTAACGGTCAAGGATATACATATTTTAATATCCCATCAGCAGTACAAGCACTTGGAAATATTGCAGCAAGCGGTACAGCAACATGTGATATTTCTTCATACAATGTGTTTGCTATGACAGTACTTGGAAATGCAACAATCGCATTTTCAAATATTCCTTCAACAGCTAAAGCAGCATTTTGGCAGGTTGAAATTAAGTCTGGTGGATCATATACAATTACATGGCCATCAGCAGTTAAGTGGGATGGTGGTGGAGCTTCTAACGTAGCACCACTTCTTTCTACAAATACAACAGTATTAAATTTTTACACCCGTGATGGCGGAACCACTATTTATGGTGCTTACGCTTTCGCAGACTTGAACGTATAAGGAGAAACATTAAATGGCAGTTAGTACAACAACAACACAATATGTCTTGCCAGGATTCGATACAACTATGCAAAATAATATGCAGGTTGCATTAAACTCAAACTCTACACTAGCATCTGTTCTTGCAACAACTGGTGCAATTGCAAGCAAGGTATTGAGACCAGTAACTGTCAAATTTAATGCAACTGGAAACTGGACACGTCCAGCAAATACTACTTCTTCTGTTGAAGTTTTAGCAGTTGGCGGAGGCGGCGGAGGCGGAGGTTCTCACAACTCTGGTCACGCTGGAGGCGGTGGAGGCGGTGGACAAGTAGTTCGTCGTTTTGTTGATATTTCTTCTGTTGCTGTTGGTCAAAACGTTACTGTTACTATTGGAGCAGGTGGAGGTTCAGTTTCAGGAAACACTAATACAAATGGTGGAAATGGTGGAAATACAACATTTGGATCTTTTGTAACTGCATACGGCGGAGGCGGTGGAGGTTCATATGGACAACACTCACCAGCATCACCAGGTGGTTCTTGCGGTGGCGGTGGCGGACAGTCAACTCACTCTGGAGGCGGCGGAGGCGGAGGAGCTGGAGGAGCTGGCCAAAATGGTAAATGCTTCTCACAAAACAATGGTTGGTATATTTATCCAGGATATTCTTCACATGTTCCTTCACAGTCAGAAGGTGCTTCTGGTGGAGGATATGGAATGTATAAAGGATCTTCTTCAGATCAAAACTGCATGGGCGGTAATGGAGGAATGGGATTATATGGATTTGGCGGCGGAGGCGGAGGTGGTGGAGACCATGGTTCTGGTTCTGGATCAGCTGGAGGAGGACTTGGTGGAAATAGAGTTAGCTATTCTCCATATGGAACTTCTGGATCTCAAGGAGTAGATGGCACTGGCGGAGGCGGCGGTGGAGCACAAGAAGGTGCAACATCAGGTCGTGGCGGTAATGGTACCTGCTTAATTACATACTATGTAAAAGAGACGGCGTAACATGTACGCCGTAATCGAAGACAATAGAATTGTCGCATACGGCACTGTAGAGCAAATATTAAATGTATCTATTGGTGAAAACGGATTAGAAGAAGTAATCAAGCAAAATAACCTTTTAGAAGTTGTTACAACTTTAAAGCATGATTCTGATACAGAAAAACTTGTTTTTACAGAACCATACATTAAAGATAAAAAAGTTTATTCAATAAAAAAAGAAAAACTTTCTAAAGAAGAAATTAAATCAAATATTGAAGCACATGTTGATTTTGAACTTCTATCAATGGAAGGAAGAAAAGACAAGGCTGCAAAAGATTATGTTAAGGCCTTGCAGACTATTAAAGCTCAGGCAGAAACTTTCTCAACGATTGAATGGCCAACCAAGCCATTGGAGGATAAAGCAGAATAATGTTAGGTAATCAACGTTCTATTTTTAAAAGAAATCGTTTTACTCAAACTGGTTTACAACTTTGGGTTGATGCAGCACTTCCAGGAACTGTTACAAAAGATGGAAGCAATAAAGTTTCTGTGTGGAAAGACAAAACTATTAATGCTAGAAACTTTACTCAGGTAACAACAGCACAACAACCTACTTATTTGGCAACTGGTATTAATGGTTTAGGTGCAGTTTACTTTGATGGATCTGCATCAAATATGCCATTCTCAGATGCCACACTTGCATATATTGCAAACAGCTCATTTACAATTGCTTTTGTTGCCACAAAAACAGCAGGATCAGCAAATCAGTTTGTTGTTGGCGGACAAGGAACAGGAACAAGAAACAACCTCACACTAGGATATGTTTCTTCAAATACATTTAAGTTTGGTCTAGGAAATGACGATATGAACTCTATTGTTAACGTAGTTAACGCAGGTGTTCCAGAACTTTATGTTATGACTTTTGATGGATCTACTTATGCTAGAAAGACTCGCAGAAATGCATCAGATGTTGCAATTGGTGCAGCATCAGGAGCTTTATCTGGAATGTCAGGACAAGCATTAGGAAAGTATCTTTCAGCATTTGGCAGCTTTGCACTAGGAGAATTGTTAATCTATAACAGAGTTTTGACTGCATCACAAATCACAGGATTAGAACGTGATATGATGTCTAAATGGTCAATTACATATGGAAGCTAAGGAAACTAAGTGGCAATTACAGCAACAACTTATGTCCCAGCAAGATTTGGTGATCCTACTACATTAACAACAAGCCCTATCAATGTTTATACATTTGATCAGGTATCAATTTTAAAACAATTATTAGTTGCTAACGTATTTAACGGATTGCTTACATTTTCAATATATTTGGTTCCATCAGGGATGACGCTTCAAGATAAATACAAAATTTTTGGTGACGTACAAGTTGATGGAAATACAGTGCTTACAATTGATTTAAATCAAGTTACATATCCAGGAGAACAATTGTACGCATCTGCTAACGTGTCAAATGGACTTAACTTTATTATTTCTGGAGTGGAAATATATAACCCACCAGTTGTAGAGTAAGTTAGGAGTGCCATATGGCGTATAAACAATATGGAAAAGTTCTTAATACTCTAAACATCAAAGCAAAAAATGTTTTTAATTGGAATCAAAACTATAATAATGGTTATGGTCAAATAAATCTAAATCATAAAGATGCTCATAGCTATATTAATAGAAAACTAATCAGAGTTGCAACAAACGAATCACTGCTTGGATATGTTCCATCAGTTAAAAATATTGATTACAATACTGCATCTTTAATTTTAAGAAATTCTGGTTTTACTCCAGATCCAGTTTATTCTTATACTAATTCTACTTCATTTCAACAATACAATACATCTGGTGGATATGTAACAGCTCAATCCCCAGCTCCTTCAGCATCTTCTGGAACTCTTTTGCAGTATGGTTCTAGCGTAAGACTTGACGTTTTGTTATATACTTCTGCCCCCATAGATTCAAGTACAGTTCCCAACGCACCACTTTGGAGTAATGCTACTGCTGCAGATTCCTCTGTAATTTTAACTTTTGTAACTCCATCAAATGGTGGATCTGCTATAACAAGATATGAATACAGCATAACAAATGGTGCAACGTGGATTGCTATTGGTTTGCCAGCAAATAATACATTTACTGTTTCTGGTTTAACAAATAATGTTTCTTACACATTTTATATTAGAGCAGTAAATGCAAAAGGAAATTCTGCATCTTCATCTGGAGTAAGTAAATCTCCATCAGCAGGCTCTAGCGGAGGAACCATAACTACTCCAGCAGCACCAACATTTACTGTTTCGTTTATTACCAATACTTCTTTTAGAATTAATTTAACAGCACCAACAAATACTGGCGGAGCAGACATAACAAGATATCAACATACTTTAGATGGTGGAACCACTTGGACAAATGACTTTACAAATACTGGTCCTATAACAATATCATCTCTTAACCCAGGACAAACATACCAAGTTGCAATTAGAGCTGTAAATTCAGCGGGTTCAGGATTAGCTGCAGTAACTCAAAATGTTACAACTACAAAGGTTGTTCCAGATGTAACTGGAATAGCTTTAAATACTGCCAAAACAATTATTACATCAAATGGCTATATTTATGGAGATGGAACAGTAAGTGCTTCAAATAACCAGTTTTATTTAAATTATTCTGGAGGATACACTAGTGCTCAGTCCCCAGTTGCTGGATCAACATTAACTGGAGGATCAACAATTCGTGTTGACTACACAACATATTTGGCAGCACCTTCATATGGAACAGTTCCAAACGTTGTTGGGTTATCTTACTCAAATGCTATTTCTCAAATACAGCAGGCTGGATATTCTAATATTACTCAAGTAACACAATCTGATGCTACAAAAAATTATGGAATTGTTTATGCTCAAACACCTTCAGCTGGAACCGCAGCCCTTGTTAATACTGTAGTTACAATTACATATTCAGATTTTACAGGAACCTTACAGCCTCCTACAAATAGAACATTGCCATCAATAACATATGACAATCTTTATATTGGATCGGTGTTCACATTGAACCCAGGATTATGGACTGACTCTCCAACATCTTATACATACCAGTGGTACGATTCAAATGGAAATAACTTTATTAATGCAACAGGTTCAACTTATACAGCAAATGCAACAACAGTTTCTAGATATGTAACTGCAAAAGTTGTAGCTACAAATGCTGCGGGTTCTTCTGCAGTTACTCCAGTTGGAACTTCATATGGTCCAATCAGATCTTTGGTAAAACCATCAGATATTGGATATATTTCAGTAAATCCAAGAGCCGCAAATTCAATTTCAATACAATGGTCTGGCGGAGATTCACCATTTTATTTTGTTGGTATCTACAAAGCTGGAACGTCAGCATATGTTGGTACAAAAATTACAAATCAACAGACAACAACATTTACTGGTTTAGACCCTGCACAAAATTATTTTGTTCAAATATTTGGAAATAATAATTCAGAATATACAAATGACTCAACTACAAGTTCAGTATTGTCAACATTTTTTTCAGCCGCACCAAGTACACCAGTTTTAAATTCTGCAACAAAGTCTGGAAATGTAATAAACTTTTCTACAACCAGAGGGTCTAATGATGCAAGAATAAGAATTCAATTAGAAAATTTAGACGGATCCCTTGCTACTGGTGCAGGTTATACAGATTATGGATTTGATTTAACTCAGGGAACAGTTTCTGGATCATATTCAATTAACGGTATATCTTCTGGAACCTACAAACTCGCAGCTTATGGGTATAATGAAGATTACGGGGTTGAAACTACTGGATCAAAAGTTCAGATTAGTATATAATGGATAATAATGTCTTACTACCTTAAAATTATAAAAGATAATCCAATAGCATTTTTGCCATTGGATGAGTCTACATTTACCACCGCATATGATATTTCTGGATGCGGAAATAATGGAACTTACAATGGATCATTTTCAAACAAAATTATGCCTTTGGTTTATGGGGGATCAAACTCTACTTTAATTACTGATACTTCATATGTGACATATTCAACAGCAAAAGATTTTTATTTATTAACTGCTAAAGGAGGTTTAGCAACAAAAGACTATTCTGATAATGATTTTGCCCTAGAAATATGGTTTAAACAAAATATTTTAACTCAAGATTTAAATCCAATTTTAGCTGACTCTACAAATCAGGTAGGATTATTTTATCAAAATGGAAATATTATTTTTAAAATTCCAGGACAGTTTTTAACATATAAATTATCTTTTTCAAATAAAGCAATGCATATTGTAGCAAACTATAGTATTCATGCTATGGAGCTTTATATAGATGGATCTCTAGTAAAAGCACAACAGCTTTCACAATATACATTTACAAATTCATCAGTGTCGTTTGCCTCTGGTCCAACACAATCTGGAAATTCTTTTATTATTGATGCTCCTGCTATTTACCGAAATGCATTAAGTAAAGAGCAAGTGGCAAATCATTTTTATGCTGGAGTAGAACATACAAATCCTTCTCAAATTGTTTCTCCAGACAAAGGTATACTGTTGCCATTGCATGGTGGTAATTTAGCACCAGTATTCAAATATGAGTATCAAACTGAAAAACAATGGAAAAGAATTTTAAATGATACTGTTTATTATGATTCCACATACGGATACGTTTCTTTTGTTCAAACATTAGATGTTCAATCAAAAACATTTGTTGGTCAAGATATTATTAATATTCCATCAACACTTTCAATAAACTCTTCTAAAATTGAATGGCGGGCGGATAAAGGAATTACAGTTGAAACAAGTATAGACGGAACAACATATGTGCAATGTACAAATGGATCAGCTCTTCCACAATTTAATAAAGAAACATCAACAGCTACAAATATTTTATATGTTAGAATAACAATGACATCCTCAGACACATCCACGGATCTTCCTAGACTATCTGGATTTAAAATTTATTTTTATGCTAATAAAGATTTGTATGCACAAAATTACGGATACTTTGCGACTTCTACAAAAGAATATGATTTATCTTTATTTAATTATCCAGTACTGCTAAGACATCCAAATGTTGGATTAAAAACAGTAGGCACAGGCGGATTTGATATTGCCGTAGATCAAGAAATTAAAACAATTGAACTTATGTTTACTCCATCAACTACAGCAAATAATATTTTGTTTTATTCTACAGCAAATGACTCTTATCCAGAAACAAAATTGGGGTGGAATGGAACGGGCACATTAAAGTCCAATATCTCTAAGATATATATTAATGGAGTAGATAAGACATCTGCAAATATTAAAAATGAACTAATTGCTGGACAACCCCATTATATTGTTTTAGTTTTAACGGCACCGATTAAAAATACTCTACAATTTAACTATTTATCTTTATCTAATTATGGACCAGCCTGCAATTACCATAATCTGGCTATGTATTTATATGAATTAACCTCAACTCAAGTAAATACTCATTATAACCTTTATGTAGGAAAGCCTTCAACATCAATATCAGATTCGTCATTCTCCTTGACAGAATCATCCACAAACTACTATAATAATCAGTGGTTAGTGGTTTCCAGTGCATAATTTGTCACACAGCCTGACAAAATCTGGACTTATGCACCACGAAATGGTAAAATAAACTAATGGATATCAAAAGACTTAATTCTGAATTTATCGAAGAGACAACCCTAGGACTTTATGTTTGGGAAATGCCAGACGGAAGATGGGTGGGAGATGATGAAGGAAACTTCATGACAATCCAAGCATTCAAAGGCGATAAAACCAAAATGGATATGCTTGCGACGGCGGTAAGAGGATATGGAATTTACGAAGGTAAACCAACATTCTTGTCAGGAAGAAGAAAAGTTACAAATGAAGAATTCGAAGAACAGCAATCAAGATTAAAGTGGGGCCTTGTTCCAGATCCATACGACATGGGTGTATACAAGGAGAATAAGGCAAAGGGTCTAATCGTATGACAAAAGTAGTTTATGAAGAAGATAGCAATATCGTAGATAACGATGTTCGCATTAATACTTATGCGGATATGGTTAGATTTAGCAAGGCTCAAGAAGAAACCACAACTGACCCTTTCGCAGCAGATGCTGAAGAATTAAAAAAGTTTACTGGCCTATCTCCTGCATTTAGACGCAAATTAGGTAGAGAGCTAACAAAAGCATTTACTGGCCAAGATGGTGCACAAACACAACAAAGTCTTCTAGCCCAGGCAATCACTGGATATGCACTTTTAGATGTAATTGAACCAACATACAATATGGAATATCTCTCACGACTTTATGAAATTTCAACATATAATTATTCTGCTTGTAATGCTAAGACATCAAATATTGTTGGCTTGGGACACATGTTTATTGAAACAAGAAAAACAAATGACGCTCTTGATGGAATCACAGATGAAAAGCAATTAGACCGTGCACGTAGAAAGCTTGCAAAGTTAAAGCAAGATTTACAAGACTGGCTAGATGAATGTAATGATGAAGATACATTTACAGAAACTTTAATTAAGGTATGGACTGACTATGAAGCTACTGGTAATGGCTATCTGGAAGTCGGTAGAACGGTTCGTGGAGACATTGGATACATAGGACATGTCCCATCAAAGACAATGCGTGTACGCCGCCTTAGAGACGGTTTTATACAGCTTCTGTATGGCAAGCTAGTTTACTTTAGAAATTTTGGAGATCAAGAAACTCCTAACCCAATCCTTGGCGGAGCAGATCGTCCTAATGAAATTATTCATTTAAAGAAATATACACCAGTAAATATGTATTATGGTGTTCCAGATATTATTGCTGCACAGAATTCTTTGGCTGGAAATGAATTTGCTGCTAAATACAATTTGGATTATTTTGAAAATAAAGCTGTCCCTCGCTATATTATTACAGCAAAGGGTGCTAAACTTTCTCCAGAATCAGAGCGTAAGTTGCTTGAATTCTTCCAAGTCGGATTAAAGGGAAA